TGAATGCTATTGATACGATTACTATTAAAGATAGAAACTTTTATAATAAAAATGTTTCATTTGATCAAGACCTTATTGATAGTCTAAAGAAAGATCCAGAAGACCTTGTTATGCAAGAGAAATCTGAGAAAACTAACTTTGAGTTCACCACTGAGACCCCAAGACCAACTTCATCTATTGAAACTATAAACAAATCTGAGCAATCAGAATTGAATATGGTTCTAAAAGATGCAAGAACAGAAGGTTTCGACGGTTTATCCGTTGTTGCACAAAGAATTTTGAAAGGTGATTACTACACTCCTACACAAGAGGAGGCATGGTTCTAATGGTTCAAATAAGAACTATTGACGAACTAGAGGCACTCTATTATGGACACAATAGAAACCTAATCAGAAAAGCTGATAGTCCAGTAACTACATCAACATCTGGCGTTTTCAACGCTATATTTGGTGCATATGCATGGGCTCAACTCAACTTAGAAGCAAATGCTTTTGGTATCTTACCAAAAGTTCCTTGGGACAAATCTGGTTGGAGGGCAATAACTGCCAAACCAACTTTGAATACAAACCAAGGTAATACTGCACTAGGTGGTACTGCTGAAGGTGGAAATATTGCTGAAACCGTAAAGCCAACTTTACAAGAAATCGACGTTAGACCAAAAACTGCTCAGTTGCCATTCAGTGCATCTGAAGTTATGGAATGGCTCGCAACTCACAGTAAAGACGATATTTGGGGAGGCTTAGGCTCACTCAGATTATACATGGCTGTTCAGCATAAAGAATTCATGAATAGAATGTTGCTCGCAGATGTTGAAGCAGAAGCAGCAGCCAGCAGTGGAGATAACGCAGGTACAACCAACTTTGAATCTCTCGACAGAATCATTTCAAGTGATGCTGAAGAAGATGCATTAGGTGGAAGTCACAATGGTTATTATGACCCATGGGCAGCAAATGCAACTATTGACAGAGATGGAAATAGTGGTACTTTTGACTGTACTGTTGAATCAGCATCAGGTACAATAGGAACAGATGGTGTTCTTACCGATGATACATTACGAACTTTCCTTAGAAAGATCCGTATTGCAGCAGGTAAAGATCCAAACGTATTCCTAGGTTCCCACGAAGTTTATTCCGAAATACAAGGCTTATACATGCCTTCAGTCCGTATTCCAAACCCTTACGGTGAAGCATTAGTACAAGTCGATGTGAATGGTATTCAAACTTTCAAAGGAACTGGAGTCGGAATTCACGTAGATTCTATCTATGGTATCCCATTCATCCCATCCAAAGATGCCCCATCAGGTGGTGGCAACGAGGTAGGAAGACTATTTGCATTAGATACTTCTGATGCAGAAGGTTACGGATATCCAAGAATTGGAATTCAAGTCGCAATCCCAACTGAGTACTATGAAGCAACACGTAGAACACCAGCTTATCCATTCGTAAACAATGCTTTCGTTGAGAAAGGTGTTTACAGAACAATGGGAGAAACTGTTTGTCGTCACTTCAAATCACAAGGTAAAATTAGAGATATTAAACTCTAGTCAAACCAAAAACCTTTTTTTTATTTTTTTTATTTCCTCTAACCTTTGGTTTCTAAAAAGTTAGCTAACTTAGCTTAATTAACTTAATTAACTTTTTCACGCCTTAGCTAACACTTTTTTATAGATATATTATTATATTGGTTAATTAACTGTTAATTAACACCATTACATTTATATAGAGTTCAATATCAGTGGTGGTAATGACGTACAAAGTATATGCTATTGGTGGATTATCAATAATTGCATTAATTGTTGCTTTGGCTTATAATCCAGTACCAGACACTAACGAATTTGATTTTGAAAGTGTAAGTACTGAATTAGAGTTGAGTAATCAGCAATTTGTAAACTCCTTAAAGACACAAAACGCAGAAGAATCTAAAGATATTTCTGAATTAAAAGTTAATTTTGTCAAGCTGGAGAATAGGGTAAACCAACAAAGTCAAACTATAGTTTCATTGGATAATAGAATTAAGTTACTAGAGACTGATCCAGTAATTAGTACAAGTTCTAATAACAGTGATGAAATTATCGAGTTCTACACCAGTGATGGTGAAAGAGAAGAAGATAGATTCGATCAAGGTGAAATTGTCTACTTTATTGCAACGATAGATTCAAATGCCAATTATCTCTATTATGAGATTTGGAATGATGATGATAACGATGAAGTAAAAGATAGAAGAATCGAAGTTAGAGATAATACATATCTGGCATGGGCTTGGAGTATTCCAACAAACCAAACAACAGGTGATTATTATATCGAAATCGATGTAGGCGATGACAACAAGAAAGTATTCTTCGATGTAAAATAGGTATTCATACCTCTTTTTTATACTAAACTTTATATATAATCCCTAATCATTCATTATATGGCAATCACAATCGCACATAACGCCGACCATAAAAGTCTTACAGGAAAGACACTATCCATACAAGCTGAACTGACTTCTAAATTAAAGTCAACCATTGTCGATGTCACCTATGGTGCATCCGATGTATATGCTACTAATGGTAATACTGTCGATCTATCCCTTGGTGGTAGAATTAGTACTGTTATTGGAGCAGAAATTCTTCATAGCAATAAAGGACTACTTTTACAATATGCCCCAGCAGCAGCTGGAGCAGCAGCCACAGGAAAAATTAAAGCTTATGGTCACACACCAACAAGTTCTACAGCAACAGTTGTAGCCCTTGAGGAATTGGATGCTTCTGATACAGCAGTCAATAGTTTGACTATTCGTGTTAGAGTAATTGGTTTCTAACCATTTTTTTTCTTTTTTAATAATGTTTATATATGACTGAATACATAATTAGATATGGTAGAACTAAACCATAATGTTGCAAATATAAACGCTGATGGGCTTATTAAAGGAAGCCATGGGGTTATTGTCAATGTTCATGTTTCAAAAGCTGGATCTTCAGGTGCTAAATTACAATTAAGAAATGGTACTACAGGTAGTGCTCCTGTTGAATTTACAGTGTTTGGGGAAGATGCAGTAGCTTATCTAAACATTCACAGACGATTTGAAGCAGGTATTTATGCAGATGTAACTGGTAGTGCTGAATATTTAATAATATTTAAATAAGAACAAACATTTATATATTCATGGCAGTAACATATTGTACGGTAGCTGATGTCTCAGATTTTCTTCGTGTTCCAATCACTGCTACTACTACTCCAAATAAGGCTCAAGTAGAGAAAATTATAAACAGACAAGAAGAGGTACTTGACAGACGTATAGGTCATACTTTTGGAAGAAATAAACAAATATCAAGAGAAGTTCATGATTTACCATTATTATACACTTATGGATGGGGTACACCATTATTCTTAAAACATAGAAATTGTAGGGATATGGATGCTTCTGAAGGAGATAAAATAGAAGTATGGGAAGGTGCAGGAAGTACATACACTGATATTATGGGAAATGAGCAATGGTATGATTTTGAACCAGTTTACGGTAAATTATTCCTTAGAGGTTACATATTTACAATTATTAGAAAACACAGAATAAGAGTTACTTATCGTTACGGTGATGCAACTGTTCCACTTGATATTGGAGATGCATGTATTAAACTTACAGCAATAGATCTCTTAAACTCTAGTTTTAGAATGGATATACTTCCAACTGGTGGAGATGGAGCTAGTTTTGAAGGTTCTAAATCAGATTGGAGAGCAGACATAGAGAACTGTATTGACAATCGTAGAGAATTATTCTTCATTCCGTAATGGCAAGATATAAGAGTATTCTACCTTCAATTAAAAAAGGTGCTGCAAAACTACAGGCTGAACAAGATAAGGCTATACAAAGAAAAATTAATAATACATTCTTTGATCCTAAAGATCCTCGATTTTTAACCAAAGCAGGTAAAGATTTAAGATTAAAATTAGCAAGAGAGTTAGGTCATGTATCAGCATTTAAATATACTAAAATGATAAAAGAAAAATTTGATGAATTAGGTGTTTCATACTTACCATTTATGTTAGAATATATAGAAACCGAAAAAAAAGTTAATGTATTTGGTGGTAAAATAAAAGTACCAAAACATAATTTTACATTAGCTATAGATAATACATTTGTACGAAGTGTAAATAGTAGAAAAATATCATTTCATACATGGTTGATAAGATTAGATCCAGAATTAGGAAGAAGATATCATAGAGAGGTAATAAAAGGATTATCAGCAAATGAAAAATACAAAAGTACACCTCAATGGGGTACTGGTGGTAGATTATGGAAAAGGTTCCAAAAAGAAGTACCTGCTGAAGATAGAGAGATAGAACAAATGAATCACAAAGCAGAAGCAAAACCTCGTAAAAATACTATTAGTGGAAAATTTGTAATTGCAAGTATGTCTTCACAAAGACATGTAAAGGATACAAGATTTCATGGACGAGGTAATTTAAGTAAACAGCCTTTTCAACATCATCCTAGCCCTTATAAGGCTGGTGATAGAATGAAGGTTGCAACACATGAGATTGACAAATTTATTGAAAATGAACAGTATATATTTGGTGGTAATTTAAATAAATTTTTAACGTCAAAATTAGGTACAGCTGAATATAAAATAATAAATGATATTTTATCAGATGTGTTAGGTCAATTTAAGTCAGATCTTGAAGCATTATCTAAAACATTTGTTGAAAATGAGTATAAAGAACTTGCCAATGTTGAAGGTATAGAAAAAAATAAGAAAGGAATAGCACCAAAATTTCAACAAGATACAAAAACCAAATCAAAATGGAAAGTAAAACCAAAATTCCCTAACATAGAAAGCATACTTTGGTGGTTCCTTAATGATAAAGGTGGAATGGCATCATCTACAAAATTGGAGCAGTATAGCAATCTGAAAACGGTTAAAGCTAAATCTAATTGGATAGACAGATCTATATTTCTTATAGCTAACGGAGTATATGCAAAGAAATTAGGTCATGAGAGAGGATTGACACCAACAGGCAGACAGAAAAAATTTGGAAAGGCTTCTACAATGAAACATGCACAGAACTACAAACGACACAGTGAAGACAGGGTTAAAA